CGCATCACCTGTAAGAGTCGAAAAAAAATTGTTTTATCACCGTGTGTATCATTTCAACGGCTCTGTTAGAACTATCTGAATGAGATTATCCGAAGTACACCGACTTTGCGCCGGGTGTGAACGAATCACCGAGATTCTTAATCACGATCACGTGGTAATAAAGTTCTGCACCAAAGATGTTGTCAACAACACCATAACGGGTCAATAGACCCACGCGTGGAGCAAAATCATTAGGACCAACTGTTCTCTGTACCATCACTGGGATGTACGGGCAATAAATGATACCTGTGTCGTAAAACTCAGGTCCTTTATATCCGAGGAGAATATACTCGAGACGCTCGGAGCGTTGTGACGCTTCGAACTGTCCTTCTGTACGTGTGTCGCGATAAACGTTGAACCTACCACCAAGATTTCCGACGCGTGCGATCCCAACAGGTTGGGTGTTCACATTGCCTTGAACTTGCATCCACTGAAACTCAGGGAGCATTTCCAATATTGCGCATACACGAGGTGTAGCAACCAAGAAGTTGGCAGCTCCACGACGGTTACGAATAGCAATACGATTCGCTTCGACGATGATCTTAGCATACAGGTCACGATTACGCTCAGCCATCCAACGGCCATCTGCGCTAGCAGGACTCCAGGTGCTAACACCTTTTCCTCCTGCAGCGTTTTTGGCTGCTACTTGAACCATTCTCATGAGCATTTCACGGTCGATTTCGGCCTGAATTTCATACGACATAGCGTTTGTTAATTCAGTGTCAATATCAATACCGTTCATGTTCTTGAGATCTTGCTCAAGTTCAACACTCCATCTAGCAGCAAGCCTACGTGTGCCAGCCTCAACAGCGGTCTTCTCAAAAGAGACTTCCATCTGTGGAATCTTGCCTGTAAGCTCGTAGTCAGCGAGTGCTTTAGCAACACCTGCGTCATCAGCAACGAAATCACCGATGTTATCAGTGAAGTCTGATCCACCAAGCCCGTCAGACTCAGCACCCGTGAAACGAGTGTCAAGTTCTTGATAACCGACTTCTCTACCGGAGGTAGTTGGGTCTGTGTTACCTTCTTGGGTGTTATGGTGACCATGTTCTCCGATTCCGTCAAGACCATCAGGTCCGAGAGAATCAGATTCGTATTTGTAACGCATCGCAAAAGCGAGTCCTACAGGACCGCTCATGGGTTGAACGCCTACGATCTCATTAGTAATAAGTTCAGGAAATGTACGACGAATCATCGGGATCAGTATCTTTGGAAGACGAGCATCACCAGAAGCGTAGAAATCTGACGCTGGAGTCATTGCTCCACCGTGTCCCATGCTACTAGCTGTACCGAACACTCCTCCAGATCCTGCAGCGTTATTCTCACGCAAGCACCAGTTCTCTTGGTTCTCCAAGAGAATAGCGGTGTTCAAACGAGAATGGTCATTTTCGATGGCCTTAACGTTGTCGGAACTATAGTCGAGTACGGGTGCCCACTTCTCAAGAAGGACGCCTGCGCGTTCTTGATCGATGTATGATTGTGCGGGTTTTACCTGTGACATATCTAATGTTTTCCTATTTCTAACTCAGGCTGTAAAGCCTCATAAAATTTTACCAGCGACCTAACTCTCCCATGTAGTTGTCAAACAAATGTTTGTCTTGCATGTGGTCAGGTGAAGTTTGTTCGATAGCTTGTTCGACGCTCTCTTTAACAACTTCCTTGCTTTCACTTACTGGTCTATCAGAAATCTTTTTACCACTTGTGGCTTGTTCTTTGAGCTCGACCAGCTTATCCTTCTCGCTCTTCTCGAACATCTCGAGTGTGTATTGAAAATTCTCATTGATGAACTCAACAGATTTACCTTCGAACATTTTGGTCATGTGTCGTTTTTTTGTCGCTGGTAGTCCTTCCGTGAGTCGTACCAGCGCTTGATCTGCTTCTTTTGAGTTCAGATTCTCTTTGAGTGTTATGTTCTCTTGTTTCAATTTTTTGGCTTGCTCTGAGATTTGCTCGATTTGATTTTTACCATCAATAACAGCCTCGCGTACTGATTCATTGGCTAACACTTTGTCGATGCTCAACGCTTTGCGTAAATTTTCTAGTATACCGAGAGCATGCTTGTTCTTGACTGCTTCTTGTATATCTTGAGCAGGTATCGATTTCTCTACATACAGGTCAAGATAGTCGCTGATGTTAGTCACAAGACCTTCTTTGAAAGTGACCGCGTCACCGTCAATCTCTTTACGAAACTTCTCTACCAATGCTTTCAACTTACCGGTGTGATTTTTATCAATTGATTCTACAACTCGGTGGAGTTTGGATGTGTGGTCAGCATCTATTGCTTCAAGTAGTTTTTCTAACTTCACCGCGTGCTCTTCGTCTTGTTCAACAAGAGCTTTCTCGACACGAAGTTGTGCTAGGTCATCTGCCTTAGATTGTACAGATTCATTGAATGCTTGCTCTATCTCTTGCAGAGTTTCTTCTGTAAGGACATCAGATGCAACCTTTTTAAGTTGTTCAGTTATTGGGTTATCACTCATTGTTTAAAGATATTTATGTTTTTGAACTGACTTATCCTGCTAATCAGTTTATTTTCTATGGTTTTTTTGAAGAGATTTATTAGCTTCTGCGTAATTTTTCTCACCTAAACTCTGTATGAATTTGGTTATCTCTTGTGTTTGTTCTTGTGTAGGTGGTTTCTTACTCATGATTAAATTTTGTTTTTAATAGCGTCTAAAAAGGTTAACACGCTGTCCTTTATGTATGTTTCAACATCCTTCTTGGGCAAGTTGTTGAGGCCTGTTTCTAAATTCTCATACGCTTCTACATACTGACCGTAATTGTTCAGTACATATTGCTTGCTTTCTAATATACCGTTGACAAACGCTTCTCCAAAACTAGGGTCCGCAACACAATCGATAGCAACCAATCGCATGTCTTTCACTTGACTCGCATCACTGTTGTCCTCAGATTGAACTAACTTGCCTAATGATCGTGTGCTCATGCCCACACTGCATCCGTCTCTTATCAATG